AAGGTGGACGGGTACCAGGAGGCAAAGGACATCCTCGATGAGCTGCCGACCAAGATGCAGAAGCAGATGCTTCGCTCGGCCCTCAAGAAGTCCAGTAAGCCCTTTGTCAAAGGAGCCCAGAGCCGAGTCCCGGTGAAGTCCGGCCAGCTCAAAAAGCAGCTGAAGGTTGTCTCCTACCGGGATCGGCAAGCCCCCAAGACCGAGGTGGATGTAGCGGTGAAGCACGTTTTCTCCCGAAGCAAGAAGAAAAAGGCCGTCAACGAATACTACGGCAAGTTCGTTCATGAGGGAACACGCGACCCGCGATATCCAAAGAAGAAAGGCGGAGTGCTGGTGTTCACCCTTCCGAATGGCGACAAGGTGTTTGCCCGGCACGTCAAGGGACTCAAGCCCCGGCCCTATATCGAGGAATCCTACCAAGAGAACTACCAGACGGTGGTCGATGGCTTTGGAGACGCGATGGCCGAATCCGTAGAGAAGTTTGTGAGTAAGAACTTTAAACCTGTCAAAAAGTGAGCGATTTCAAGACTGCCCTTATCGAGGTGATCCAGACCGCAGCTCCGGAGCTGGAGGGAAAAATCCAGTGCGGTGCAGTGGATGCCGAGACGGTGGCTCCTTTTGCAACCTACAGCACTCCGGAAGAATCCCCGGTGCGTACCAAGGACGGTATCGCAGGCTATGAGACCCTCTTCGAGGTGGAGGTCTACGATAACCGGGTGGCCGGGGCCGAAGTGCTCAAGCGAAAGGTGCGAGGAGCCATTGAGGGCCTTGTTGTGGACGGGAAGGTGTGCCGCCACCGCAGCTCATCTTCGCAATACTATCCGGACTACGATTTACACAGTTGGACATTAACATTCAAAATACGATAAACCATGTCAGAACAAGTTGGAAACAAGCAAATCATCCAAGGCGAGGACATCATTGTCACCGTGGATGACAAGCCTACACTCCATGCCACCAGCCATTCCCTGAAGGTGGATCTGGAGGTGAAGGATATCCGCACCAAGGACACCAATGGCAAGGAGAAGTACCCCGGCGACATCAGCTGGAGCGTGGACGTGGAGGGCCTCGTGGTCATCGACCCGGATCTCGCGGCTACGCGTGACAATGCCGAGGATATCCTCCAGACCATCCTCTCCAAGGCAAGCGTGGGTGTGGTGCTGAAGGCAGCACTCAATGGCGCTCTTGCAAAGAAGTACACCGGAACGGGGTACATCACCTCTTTCTCGCTCGGCACACCTGCTGGCGAGAATGCCACCTACAACTTTACCATCACCGGAAGCGGTAACCTCACCCCGGCCGATGCTTAACGGGCAGGGAGTGATGCGCTATCCGTTTTATGTCCCAGAACCAAGAGATTATGTTGACTATTACTATCGCTGGAAACCAGTACCCCGTCCACTTCGGTTTGCGTGGACTCAATTCCTTCGCCAAAAAGACCGGATTCTCGTTTGGAGATATCGTCACCGCAGCGGATGCGGCAAACTCCATCGAAGCACTCATCGCCCTTGGCGTCCACGGCCTGAACGAAGGAGCCCGGAAGTCCGGAGCGAAGACCGCCAAGACCTTCACAGAGGATGACCTCTGGGATGCAGTGGACGAGGATCCGGGGATCCTTCTGCAGATTGCCGATGCCTTCTCGGTGGCCATCAAGCCGCTCATCAATAAGCTGGACGGAGTGGTTGACCCAAACTCCTGAGCTCCGACTCCGATGCTGAGCCCTCTCCACCGACATACGAGAAGTGGTTTGCCATCGGGGTCGGGCAGATGGGCCTTCGGCCAGACGATTTCGATGACCTGACCCCAGCCGAGTTCTTCTATGTGTGGGCTGGCTGGGCCAAGGCCAATATCGAGCGCCAGAAGCAGGAGTGGGAGCGTACCAGGTGGCAGACTTGGGTTCTGACCTGCAGCTGGATGGAGAAAAAAGACCGGAAGGAGATGACCGAGATGTTCCCGCTGCCTTGGGAAAATGCCCCGGCTCCAAAGATAATCAAGCCTTCGGCCGAACTTACTCCGGAGGAAAGACAAGAACGAGTAGATGACCTTATGAAATGTGTAAAACCCAAAGACTAACTATACTTGTAGCATGGCTCCTCGGTGGGCTGCTGCTCCTGCTTATGTCCGGCTGCGGATCTATCCGGGTGGCACGAAACGCGGTGTCCTCTGCCTCGCTGCGAGATTCCCTGCTGGTGAATTACCTGCGTACCGAGCTGGAGACCGGGAATCTGGAGGTGCAACAGACCATTGTCGAGTTCTTTCCTCCTGTCGATACAACTCCCGAAACGCCACCCGATTGCCGGAATCCCACTGAGGATGCTGCTCCCGCCATAGGAGCAGTCAAACGAGTGGTACGGACGGAGCTATCGGCCAAACGAGAGCAAGCAGTCGTTGTGGACAGCTCCTCCGTATCCGGAAAACAGATGGAGGAGAACTCGGAGGAGAATACGGAAAAGCACTCCGAAGTGAACGAGCCGCCATCGGCCACCAAACTCAATGTCACCCTGAAGGCTCTTGCCGTCCTGCTGGCTCTCCTCATCATATGCTACGGCATCATCCAATACCGAATCAACCTGTACAAAAAATGAAAACACCCATATCCTACTACGGTGGCAAGCAGTCCATCCTGAAGCATATCCTCCCGCTGATCCCGGAGCATACCCTGTACACAGAAGCCTTCTGTGGCGGCTGCTCTGTGCTGTTTGCCATCCCGCCTTGCGAATGCGAGGTCATCAACGATGTCAACGCGGAGCTCATCAACTTCTACAAGATTGCAAAGGAGAGGTATCCGGAGCTGAAGACGCTCATCGACTCCACTCTCCACAGCCGGGAGATCCATGCCCATGCCAAGCACATCAACGCCCATCCGGAGTTCTTCAATCCGGTGGAGAGGGCTTGGGCCGTCTGGGTGTGTTCGAAGCTGGGCTTTGCCAGCATGCTGGACGGCACCTTCGGCTATGACCGCCAAGGGACGACCACCAAGAAGCTGCGTAATGCAAAGGACGACTTCACCGAGGCGCTCTGTGGCCGTCTGGATCATGTCACGATAGAGTGCGAGAACGGCATCAATATGCTCAAGCGGTACGACTGCGAGGGGGCCTTCCACTTTGTGGATCCTCCCTATGTGGGGACGGACTGCGCCCATTACAACGGCACGTTCAACGAGCAGGACTTCGAGGATCTGCTGGAGGTGCTCTCTAACTGCAAGGGCAAGTTCATGCTGACGATGTTCCCGCATCCGAGGATCCGGGAGTATGCCGACCGCTACGGCTGGAAAATCCACACGCTTGACCGCACCATCACCGCCAGCAAGACTTCCCGCAGAAGGCAGGAAGAATGGATTACTTGTAACTACGAAATTGCCCAGCCGGAGAAGGCTCCGGAGGCCACTGACGCGGGTGTGTTCAGGGGTGTCTAAAGTATTGAAAATAAGTGCATTAATTGTCGAAAATAAAGTCGAATTAACTTGCATTATCCGAATAATGTAGCGACCTTAGATGTGCCGGAAGGCAGCAAGTAAAACCTTAAAAGACAGACAATTATGACACGCAAAGAAACCCTCCTCGCCCGCAAGTACGAACTCCAGAATGAACTCCGCATCCTTCGCGGTGAAGAACCCTACAACCTTGCCGAGCGCACCTCCGATTGGAAGTTCCGCCAGACCGCTAAGGAAGAACGCGAATACACCCTCAAGGCCGACATCGAGCGCCTCGAAGCCGCCATCGCCAAGCAGAAGGTGGACAACGAGCGCAACGCCAAGACCGCAGCCTACTACGCCACCGAAGAAGGCGCAGCCCACAAAGCCCAGTTGGAGAACGAGAAAGAGATCCAGATCGGAGCCTACAACGAGTACAGCAACAGCACCCTTGAGGCCATGAAGAGCTGGATCAAGGAGTTCCTCGGAGAGCACTGGACAGTGAAGTTCATGAGCGACAACTGCATCGAGTTCGCGGTCTGGAACGCAGAGGCCGGGAAGTTCGCCTTCGGTCAGGAGATCAACGTCAGGGCCGAGAAGCACGACTACCTGAACAGCAGCAAGGAGCTCTTCGAAACCAACATCGGCAGCACCGGATCCTTCGGCCTCACCGAGCAGGAGGTTGGCGACCGGGCTCGCTACTACATTGACCTTGGGAAGTTCCTCAGCGACACCACCAAGCT